GCGAAGCCCAAAGAGGACGCGCCGAAACAAGTTCGTAACCCAGTCGGAACACGACTCATAGTGCCGAAGGAGGAAAAATGAAAGAGAACACCAAAGCCTGGGTAGCATTTCTTTCAGTCGTAACTTTCGGGGCGCTATATGTTTTAGTGCCACTCTTTCTCTGGTGCGGCGCCATTGCGGTAATTGTTCATTTCATCAAGAAATTCTGGTAAAGGAGGAATATGGCATACGGAAATGTAGTAAGTATCACGATACAAACTCAAACGGGGGAGGAAATCACCATCTATCCAGATCGAATGATTTGGGTTTATGATAAGAATCGTAAAACTGTGACAGCAAAACAGGCTGTGCAGGCTATTATGGTGGAGGGCGCGGAGGACAATGAAAGAACAAAAGGAAAATGAATTTTGGGAGAAGTGGGGGCGCTACGTTGATTACGTTGTGATCGACGGTCACGCGGTCGCGGTCGCGCGGAAGTTTGAAAGAAAAGAGAAAGGAGGTGAAAAACATGTCATTTGAACAAACAAGAGACGAAGCGTGGGAAGAAGTTAAAGCACGCCTTGGTTTTTCTAATCGTAGCCAAGAAGTGCGACTATTGATTCGAGATGGATTTGGGGTTGCATCGAAAGTGTTTGAAGATGCACTCAAAATTCAAGAGGGACAAATCAGCACTCATCTTGATGCAGCAGTCAAAAGCGTTGTCACAGTCTCGCAGCAAGACGCCGAATTGGCTAATGTAAAAAGCGAATTGCTGGCTTTGCGGCGTGTATCGAAAGCTTTCGTGAAAGAAATAGAGCTTTTAAGTAATACACTGCGGACAGTTAAACTCGCATTGGGAGAATAAAAATGGGGGCGAGCATCGCGGGGTGCTCGCCTCTCTTTTGGAGGGATGATGAAATTATGTGGTGAGCCTATGCCGAAGGCGAAGAATGGTGCAGACCGCGGGATTTGTATACGCCCTTCGGGACACTATAATGATCACGGGAACGGAACTTGTAGCAGATGCGGAGTATATCTTAGTTTTGATACAGCATTTTATAATGTGGTAATGAGTGGTAGAGGTTGGTGCCGTCAATGCACTCTTGAATATAGGCGAAAAAGATATGGATTTAATCCACAGAATCGTATATACCCCGGCAAACTACACACTTTTCCTTGCGGTTGTTCTGACATTTTACCAGATCCGCCCTGCAACAATAAATTTGTGATTTGGAATAAGTCCCAAGGTTCGTTTATATGCCGTATAACAGTCATTTTACATTCTTCTAAGTTGAAGGCCACAAACGCGTTTTATAAATCAATTCCATTTAACACACCCCATTTTGCTATTCGTAAAATGATGGAAGAACCCAACTGTGTAATCTGCGGTAAGCTTTTAACATGGGAATTTGGTAGAGGAAAAACACCACATCTTCATCACAACCACGAAACAGGTGAAATTTATGGCTTTGCATGTAGCCGCTGTAACACAGAAGAACTTGATGCGTTACGAACAGTTATTAAAAGATTGCAGACAGAAATCATAATTTTAAAGGAGGAAGTAGATGGAACACAACATGGAAGTAATCACCACCACGGACAAGTCGAAGCGCGACGAAATCTATCGTCAGCTTCGTGAGTCCGAAGATCCTTTGGAGAGGCAGGTTGTGAAGTTCAGCGGCAATCAACCTGCACTCAATGAAGACGGTACACACTTAACAATAGTTTTCAGCAATTCGCGCAGTAAGGCGAAAGCTAAACGTTTCCAAGTGCGCCCGCAGTTCGTAAGCAATTGGTCGGTCGCATATCCGAGGAACTAACATGACACCCCAAGAACTAGCGGCCTTACCCGTCGGGACGCGGATCCGATTTGATCTGCGTCCTTGGTGGTCTGACGAAGATGATCGGCCAGACATAGATCCCGAGGCTTACGGCTACGATTACGGCGAGATTGAGCGCACCGGCCAATTCGTTGTAATCAAGTGGGATAAAGACCGAAACGGAAACAACTTTCCATCCCACACCAATATCGACACGAACGGGAAATCCTGGGCCAGTTTCATTGCCGAGATTTCCCTTGCGCCACAAGAATTTTAGTGATATAATTTTTATCGGGTCTCAAGGCAAACGGTGCGCCACTTGACTGTGGCTCAAGTGCTAGAGGGTTCGACTCCCTCGGGACCCTCCAATTTTAGGAGGATCAATGGAAAAACGGAAAGCAACAAAGACTCATCGGGACCGCAAGAACCCTAGGTCCGCGGAGTTGTACGCCGAGCGCCGCAAAGCAACAAACGCGGCCCGGGGTAAGCAGATTTGGATTGAAGATCACTGGGAAAGGATGCAACCATGACAGATTTAAGATTCAGATTAGGAGATCGAGTTAGTCACCCGCAGTTTGGCCTGGGAACGATTCTTGATTCTTATTGGGCCAAATGCCGGTTCCCCTACCGTAAAGTGGAGAATGCTGCAGTGAAGTTTGACAACGGTGGCCCTCAAGGCTTCTTTGATGCAAAGGGCCGGATCTTTCCGGGTCAGGATATTCACAATCTGAATGATCTAGAAAAGGTGCAAGCATGATGGATAGATTCGCTCGATGGGCTCAACTTCTTATTTCAGCCCTATTAATCATTGCCCTGACTCTTATTTGTTTGAATCAGGGGCAGACGATCGAAAAGCAACGTGTTTTGATTCGTGAGATGTACAATGATTGTCCGTATTCTCCGGCGAATCCTCCGGTGCGGCCGTGAAGATCGGATTAGTTTTAGCGACTCAATTACTCTTGGCCGGCGGATGCTTTGCTCAGCATCCGTCGACTCTCTTTATGCGAACGATGTATAGAGAGAGCAATAAGAATTACTTTGCCAATAAGCTGCCGCAGAACCCAAAGATCATTTGGGTCTACGGACTCAAGAACGATAAAGGAGAAGCCCTTTTTGCCGAGACCTTTTGCGACGGTGAAGAAGGCAGTTTAATTTGTACGATCAAACTGGATGCGCAGAATAATGCTGCGCCAAGCACTGCGGTGATGAGTATGTATCACGAACAATGCCATATCAAATTATGGGGAAAGGCTCTACAAGTTCACGGCCATGAGTTTCAATCTTGCATGAAGGATTTAGCGAACCTGGATGCATTCCAGGATGTATGGTAGGAGACCAATGCGAATAATCTGGACAAGAGACCGCTTTGAGGTCGAAGGAAAGGATACGTATGACCACAGGGAAACACTCAAATCGTGCGGGTTCAAATGGGATCCGGAAAACAAAACCTGGTACTGCCTCCCCGAAGCCCAACGACTTTTGGGACTCCGTCCCTTGCAGCCTACGATTACTCCGGAAGCTAAATCAAGATTCGATCAGTTTGAAGCCGCGAGGAAACAAAACGTAGAGGCATCTAGGGCCACTGACTCAGACCTTGACATTCCGTGTCCTCCTGGGTTATCATATTTACCGTATCAGAAAGCAGGCATTGCCTTTGCGATGCGTGTTTTTGGAGATTTGAAATGATACCATATCGTTTTAGCGAAAAACAAGCAAAAGATTTTCGAGAAGAATATGAAAACAAAATTCGTCCGGATGGGCGACCTATGTCCTTGCATGAGATGGGAAAAAGATTTGGTATAGGCGGACAAACCATTTTAGCTGCTATCATTCGTGTTGGGGGAAAAGCTAAGCCGAAAGGTGCCACTTCTAGAAAACACTCATCGGAAAGATTTCAAAGAATTTATAAGCGATATGGGTGGATGGAATTAAAATATTGGAAGATTTGGGAAAAACAAAAAGGAAAGTGTTTTTGGTGTAATAGAAACCTTCCTAAAACTAGTGCATGTGTAGTAGACCACAGAAAAAATATAAGCCGAGGTCTTTCTTGTCCCGACAATCAGTGTAACTTAGTTGCGGGACACTTAGAAACTGCATGGAAATTTTCGGTTAGAAAAATAAAAAGAATTCTTAGGAGAGATTCATGAAGGGTGTTTTCTTGGCGGACGAAATGGGCCTCGGCAAGACACCTATGAGTATAGGCGTATCAAATGCTATACCTCTTATTCATAACGTACTGATTGTTTGTCCTGCCTCATTAAAATTGAATTGGAAAAAAGAATGGTTACGGTGGGATACAAAAAATCTTTCAATTGGCGTAGTCCAGCCCGGAAAGAAAAGTTTTCCTATCACGGACGTGGTCATTATTAATTATGATGTTTTGAAAAAATATAGGGGAGAAATTAGAGAACGCCAATGGAATCTTGCAATATTTGATGAGGCGCATTTTCTAAAAGAAAGTAAAACAGGTAGAACTAGAGAGGTAATAGGTATTAAGCGGTCTCGGCGCGTAGAAAAAGCAGACGGAACAATTGAAGAAAAATATGCGTTTCCACCAATTCCAGCAGAAAGATACATGTTTTTGTCTGGTACTCCAATTGTTAATCGTCCCAAAGAGCTATTTCCTATACTGCAGATGATTGATCCCGACGGTCTCGGATCAAACTTTATGAAGTATGCGCTGCGCTACTGTGCCGCCTTTAAGGGCCGCTTTGGTTGGGACTTTAGTGGGGCCTCCAACCTGGACGAGCTACAGGAAATTCTTCGTAGCAAGTTCATGGTGCGACGGTTGAAGAAAGATGTGCTCAAGGAACTTCCACCTAAACAGCGGCAAGTCCTAGTCTTGGAAGCGAGCGGCCTAGAAGAACTTCTAGAGAAGGAGAAACAGACTTATGATAAATACGCCGAATCTCTCAAAGATGGAGATTTCGAAACTCCAGCCTTTTGCGAAATGTCACGTGTGCGGAAAGACGTGGCTGTTGCCAAAATACCCTTCATCGTGGAGCATATTCAAGAGGCGCTTGAAGAGTTGGATAAAATCTGCGTTTTCGTCCACCACCATGAAGTGGTTGATGCTCTGTGTGCTGCCTTTGGGAATTCCTGTGTGCATATTGATGGTCGCAGCAAAAACGAAGACAGGGATGCGGCTGTTACCCGTTTCCAGGAGGATCCAAGTTGTAAGATTTTTGTTGGAACCATTCGAGCGGCTGGAGTCGGTATTACGCTTACCGCTTCCTCGAATGTTATCTTTGGGGAACTCGATTGGGTCCCAGGAAACGTCAGCCAAGCAGAAGATCGGTGCCATAGAATAGGACAAACTGATTCAGTGTTCGTCCGACACCTTGTACTCGAGGGCTCTCTTGACGAGCGTATGGCACAGATCATCGTAGAGAAACAGGAAGTGATTGACAAGGCTCTCGACACCCCGAAAGTGCCTTCCGGTGCGCCAGAGTTTAAGGTGGTTGATGTTCGTACAATTTCTGAGATTACACTTCCGACAGTTGAAATGACTCGCGAACAAATTAAGGAAGTCTACGGTGATCTAGTAGATCTTCCGCCGCTGCTACCTAAACCAGAACCCATCGAAGTCAAACGCCAGTTCACAGACGAACAGGAACAGGCAGTCCTCACCGGTCTGCGTATGCTAGCCGGGATGTGCGATGGTGCGCAAGAGCTTGATGGCATGGGATTTAACAAACGTGATACTCACCTGGGCAAGATCCTGGCGCAGAAACAATCCTTGAGCCTCAAGATGTTCCAGGTCGGGCAGAAAATGCTTCGACTTTACCATGGACAATTGCCGGATAGTGTGTTAAAATCTGCGGGTATAGTAATGGAGGGAAAGAAATGTTAGACGTTCCAGAAGTTGGAATGAAAGTTTTGCACTCTGATCTGGGAGTAGGAAAGATCACGACTAAGGATCAAGACAGTTACACTGTTTATTTCTTGTCAAGGCATGAAGTAAAGTTCAAGAATGATGAACAGAATGTTTCTTTGGTGGAGAAGAGCACAGTTTCTCAACTGTCTTCGCCGCACCGTTTGGGACCTAAGATGGATCCTGTCATACAGGTGTTGAGAGAACCTGTATTCAGGACTCATGAAGAGATATCAGAATTATCGGGATATGAGAATCTAAATGGTTTAGCGGCAGGCATTAGGGCGCTCCGAAAGACAGAAAACGGAAGTCATACAATTGAGAAACGAAGAAGGGAAGGTTCTGCCGAGTATGAGTATAGGATGGTGGTATGATTTATGGGTCTTTGTGTTCAGGAATTGAATCAGCAACAGTAGCTTGGGAATCTCTTGGCTGGAGACCTGCTTGGTTTTCGGAGATAGAAGAGTTTCCTAAAGCTGTCCTTAAACACAGATACCCAAACGTTCCCGACTTAGGAGATATGACAAGAATTTATGAAAACGAAATCTTCAAGCAATCAAAAATTGATCTTCTCGTTGGGGGGACACCGTGTCAGTCATTCTCCCTTGGAGGAAAACGAGCAGGATTGGATGACCCTCGTGGCAACCTCGCCCTTGAGTTTCTTAAAATCGCAAGTATCAAAAATCCAAGATGGATTGTCTGGGAAAATGTCTCTGGTGTCCTGTCATCATATTCAGGACCTGGAACGCCTAGTCAAGTGGACGAGGAACTACGAAAAGAATCGGAATGCGAAGTTGTGGAAGCGCCAGATTTTGAAGACTTCATCCGTGGTTTACAAGAACTCAGGTATGGGTTCGCATGGAGAGTGTTGGACGCTCAATTCTTCGGAGTTCCACAACAACGTCGCAGACTATTCGTTGTTGCCCATTCTAGCGGAGACTACCGATATCCTACCGCAGTTTTATTTGACTCCCAAGCATTTGATTACGACCGTCAGGGAGGCAATCCTGAAACGCGGAGCATACCTATTCTCACGACCACTACAGCGGGAAATTCAAACGCAAGAGGCGTTGTCATTATTGAAAAAGATATCTCCCGAACAATTGGAGACAGATTCATCAGGAGTCTTACACCTGAGGAAGAGGAAAGGCGGCAAGGGTTCCCCGGAAATCACACAAACATCCCTTGGGGATCGGGATTAGCTCCAGATTCTTTAAGGTACAAAGCTATCGGAAACAGTATGGCTATTCCGGTTATGAGATGGATCGGAGAAAGAATTCAATTTATGGAGGAAACAGAAATGGGAACGAGAACTGTTACAGAGAAAACTTGCAGTAAATGCAACGCAACTTATAAAGCAGATCGGGGCAACAAGCACGCCACAGGTGCGTGTGTTGGTGTTGGCGCTGTAGTTGCACCCCAAATAGAAGTGACAACCCAACCCAAGAAACACACACTAATTATACAGATTGTCAAAGATCAGCTTAACAAGTTGCGTGGAGAAGTTAAACAACTGGAAGATGGGCTAAAAGAATTGGAGCAGTAGACAATCTCCACATAGTGTGCTACTATCTGCAGGAATTGTGTTGGAGCCAAAGAAGTAGGAGAGGCGGGTGCGGGGTGGCAACCCGTTCCCTGTTAGACCCGCCTCTCACAATTTTGGAGGATGAATGAGTTATATAAACTTTGAATTCGTTGGAACGAGCGAGTCTGGCAAAACTAATCAGTGGCGAGTAAAGTCAAACGGTATTCTTTTGGGCGAAGTGAAATGGTTTTCTCATTGGAGAAAATATGTTTTCTTTCCTTCCTCTAACACTTTGCTTTACTTTAGTTGTTTATCTGAGATAGCGGATTTCATTAATGTTAGAACAGATGAGCACAAGAGTAAAGCATGATTGAAATCAACGCACGCCGATGCAATCATTGCGGGTCCGTTCTAGAGACTGACGACACTCTCGTCTGCGGGCCTTGCGTTGAAGAGTCTATGGCGCCCTGGGTGCCGGCAGAGAAGGTGGCCGCTAAATCGTCCGCGGCAGCGCTGGCCTGCGGCGCGTGTCAAGGTTGCGGTTGTCGAATGGATGGAAAGCCGACGGATTGTGATTGTCCGTGTCACGGAGGAGATGAATGAAACGAAAATACACCACGATCTTTGCTTCGGAGTTTCATGAGCCTATCACGCGATTTGCCCGGTTAAGGAAATATAAATGGGAAGCACCAAATCTTGCTTTGTTTCATCGCGGTAAAGTTGTTGGCGACGGTAAATTGATTTTGAAGGATAGAAAAAAGAAATACGTTCACACTGAACAAGTCGGACTACTAGATAAATATCGAAGAAAAGGACATGGTATTTATCTCTATGTCGCACTTATTGAAGCCGCCAGAACCCTGGGTGCTACTCGAATCTATTCCAGCAAACATTTGAATAGATTTTCCGGTCGTATGTGGGCAGAGAAACTTAAAAAATTATATGATGTAATTCATGTTAGACGTAGATGCAAATGCAAGTGTCGAGGTTGTATTAGACAAGGATTTCATTATATCAATCTGGAGAAAAGCAAATGAAGGAACACCACAAGGTAGAAGTAGTTCGCATCAAGGAAGTGCGCGTCCACCCGAACGCCGACAAACTTGAGATTGTACCAATCGAAGGCTATCAAGCCGTGGTCGGCAAAGGCCAATACAAGGTCGGGGACCTGGCCTACTACATTCCCCCGGATAGCATCGTGCCCGACCGGCCGGAGTTTGACTTCCTGTGGAAGGGCCCGCTCGAGGGGCCGGCACCCTTAAAGCGGCGCCGCATTGCAGCCAAGCGTCTGCGCGGTGAGTGGAGCGAAGGCCTGCTCATGCCTCTGGAGCAACACCAGACATGCTGGTCTACCCCGCGAGGAATCCCAGTTGACGACGGGAAAGTTTACCAAGTAAAAGAGGGCGATGATCTTGCAGAGATGATTGGCATCACGCACTACGATCCCGAAGAAGAACCAGCCAGCACTCGCGGCACTAACAAGTCCGTTCGCAAGGCTAAGATTCCTACAACCTGGCGCGGATGGGTGAACTTCATCAAGATGTACATCCGCGGCGAACGGTGCGAAGGAGGTCCTACCGGTTTGCCAGTCTATGACGTCGAAGCTTTGAAGAAACATATGCACGTTTTTGAAGAAGGCGAGAACGTGATCGCTACCGAGAAGATTCACGGTAGCAATGCGCGCTACTCCTATGTCAAGGGCTTCTTCGGCTACGGCCATATGTATGCAGGCAGCCGCAATCTGTGGAAGTCAATCGACTCAACCTGTGCGTGGCGGCGGGCTCTCAAAGATAATCCCTGGATCGAAATGTGGTGCAAAGCACATCCAGGTTATGCGCTTTACGGCGAGATAACGCCGACTCAAAAGGGATACGACTATGGCAGCAATGGAAAGGTCCGATTCTTTCTGTTCGACATTCGAGATACAAAGGGCAACTGGGTTACTCGTCAAGAAGCGCAGGATCTGATTGGAGATTGGAACACTTTTATGCAAGTCAGTGTGCCGATTTTATACGCTGGCCCCTTTAATCTTGATCATCTTCGGAAACTTGTTGACGGTCCCAGTTATGTGACCGGAGTCAAGCATTTGCGGGAAGGCATCGTAATCAAGGCGCAACCTGATCGCTATGCTCATAACCTGGGTCGCGTTCAGCTAAAGATCGTCAGTAATGAATTTTTGGAGCGCGATAGCAAATGAGCATTCTAATTATTGCAGCAGCCGCCATTGTTTTAGTAGTGACAGCCGACGACATTGTTGACGGACAGTTCTGGAGGTATTGAATGAAAT